AACCATGTAGAATATTATCAGTTAACAATACTATGAATAGAGATTTAGTTAAAGAAATTGTTCATTTTAAAAATTTAGCTCCAACTCTTGTAGTTAGTAAGGATACATCTAATCATAGTGTATATGCTCGTTATGTTCCAAAAGATTTTATTTTTGATGAAGTTAATGATGAATTTATTGATAAATTAAAATTTATTTACGAAAATAATCAATCAAAAACAGTTGAATTTGAAAATGGTGATGTTTTAAAAGTTGATACAAGAACAGCCAAAAATATACTTGAGGTATACGATTCTTTAAACTCGGATAATAAAAAAAGAGTGAAAGAATTAATTGAACAAGATAAAATTGGTTTCAAAAAAATGGCCGATTTTGCGTGGAAACACATTAAAAACAATTAATAGGGATAAAAAATGGCAAACTCATATGAATATCAGGTAGTAAAGGACACTACAGAACATGTTGTTATTAAATTAACAGCATCATTTGATGGTTCAGGACAAGAATCTAATGTAGTTCGTATTCAAGCTAATACATTGTAACTTTTTGACCATTTGGGAAAACTCTAAAAGATTTTCTTTGCATGACTAACACAGCTGGCAAATTTTGTGCTGTATTTGGATCAATAGAAGCCTCTTCTAATTGATCTATATCTTCAGATGTAAGAAATTCCAATACCAAATCATCCTCGGTATGAGGATTATTTTGGGTTAAATGATCTTTAAACTTCTTCACCTTCCTGAGCTCCAATTACCACTTCTGTTTCTGTAGATTGTTGTGGTTCCTGTTGTGTATTAAACATAGATTTAGCAATTCTTTGTTTTTCTGCATCAAGGTGATCCATAATTCTATCTTGAATTGCATTATACAAAGCGTTGCGTACCTCTACTGCATTACCATCTTCAGCATAATCAACAATTGCTTTAGTTGCTTCTGTCATAATAACTCCTTATAATATTCTTTTCAATTTAGTAAAAGTTTTATTTTCCAAACTTAAATCAAAATTACCTGATGGTTTAGAATTTGTTTTGGGTTGCGGTTTGGCCGCAGGTTTAGCTGAACCGGAAGTACCTGGTTTGCCTTGATCAGGCGGCATAATTTCCATTTGTTTTTCCATTTGATCCAACTGAACATCACCCATCATTTGTTGTTGTGCAACAGCATTTGTAATTTCTGTTGGCATACCCATACCTAATGATTTTTCTTTGTCTAATTCTTTTTCCATTGCAACAATTTCATCATCGTTCATTCTTAAGACTTCTCTTTGAACCCATGCTCTAGAGTAGTAGGAACCAACATATGGATCTATTGAAGCTAACAATGATAATCTTTCTTTCATTAACTCCGCATCTTTTAATTCAGTGAAATTGTTGTCTTTAATAAAATCGTAATGAATATTTTCTTTAAATAAATCCCATTCTTCAACAGTGCAAATACCTTTTAATACACATTGAACACGAAGAGCTTGATTGAAAACATCAGAAAACTTACTACGCATCCTATCGATGAATTTATTAAATTTTAGTTCATCTCTTGTAACTTCTGCAACTCGACCAATAGAGAAACCTTGATTTGGTTCAAGTCTGGATATTGGAACATTTAATGATTGATAAAGTTTCTTTTGGAAATATTTTACATCTTCCAACTCACCCAAATTCTGTCCACCTGGTAATGTGGTGATTTCTGTGCCTTTACCGCCTTCACGGCGAGGCAACCAAAAATCTTCCATCATAGACATGAATTTACGATCATCACGGACTTCACCAGTGTTTGCATCGTAAACTAATTTGTTTTTATATTTGACCATAATATCACGAAGGTATTGTTCGGCTTTTAATTTTGGTAAGTTGCCAACATCAATATAAAAAATTCTGCGTTCTGGTGCTCTTGAAATACGATAGATGACTGTTGCATCTTCAATCATGCGTAATTGATTTAATGGTTTAATTGCCTTGTGTAGATAAGAAAGTACCACAGCACGGCGACTATCCATAAGGCCAGAAACGACGGAAATAATAGAGTCTGTCGTAATGCGTACACCAACTGGACCATAGTTGGATGAACTTCCAGTGACAACCTTATCGTTGTAAATATAATATTCATTGACTGTTACAGGAACTTCTGCACCAGTTCTTTC